GGCTCTTAGGTTGCCCCAAGCAGTGGCATCAAATGTGTTGGTAGAATCACCTATATCGTTCACAATAAGATAACGATCTCCATCAGCAGGATTAACCGGCTGGAATGTTAGTGGATTAATAATCTTTAACACAGAAGGTATGGTGTTTGCTGGTATTGTGTCTGCGTCAATGTTGAACAACAGTATGGTTTCATCCAGTGTGGTGGTGGCAATAGTGCCCACTATTTCATTACCGTTTTCCTGCGTTAATTTTATCTGTGATGTACCGTTGGTTACTTTGCCATACTGAGATAACAGTGTATTCCAGTTCACAGCAGGTCCAAACGTTTGGAATGGATCCGCTTCTGTGGTGGCTGAAGCACCTGTGTAAAAGCCATCTCCGCCTGAGGATACATTTATGCCTGTGGTACCTAACAGTCTAATTTGATTGCCTGTAACCAATAGACCAAAATTATTTGGTGTGATGTAACTGCGAGTTATTAAATCTCCATCTATCAATCCTTTGGACATATTGCCATTGTCATCATAGATACTCATTATAATTTTTTGTATCACACCCAATCTGGACACTTTCACTGGGGGTGATAACCATATGGGCATAGAAAAAGTCATCTGTGCCACATCTATTTCTGTTTCTGCTCCTATTGGAATGGTTCTGGATGAGAATGTGGTGCCTGTTAATTCTATGTAACTCAAAGAAGTCCAGTCAATATAGTTGTCTGATTTTTGAATTTCAAAATCTGGATTGAATAGATACAGTATCTGTTCCATTATCTGTAACTTCATATCTGTATTGGTGGTGAAAATATCTGCCGCTACAGTCAAACGGAACGGTGATGGCATAACTTTTTCAATGGTGTACCCTGCTCCCAGTGTGTTGGTATAGTTGCCGTCTGCATCCACATCTCTTTCTCTCAAATGTTGTTTCTCTATGTGATACGGATTTTGCATTCGCTCTCTGTCATATTCTAGTCCTGTGATATATGCACCAATCTTGGGTGCAGAAATAAGAGTATTCTCTGAATTGTTTCTAATAATATTTGCAACCTGACGAGTCATATCTCCGTACACCACTGGTACCTGTTTCAATCTCACAGTACCATCAGCACCTTTGCCTTCTTCTATAGAAAAATTACTCAACACTCTCACAAACTGAGTTAGGAATTTTCTTATTTGGCCGTCATAATAATGCAACATTGATTTTAATTATCCGCCTGTGGTTTTAGAGCATCTGTTAATGACTGTCTCTGTTGCACAGTCAATCCATTAATTGTGTTTGTGCCTGACGAATTGACAAATTGTGATTTAAATGTATTTTTTGTATCTGTGTTGCTCATTGTCATTCTCACAGAATCTTCCACTTTAACCCATCTTACACCATCGTAACGGAATAATCTGTTGGGTAAGAAATCTGTTCGTAGGAAATAATCTCCTTTGTCCACATTGGTGGTAGGAAAACTGGTACCAAATCCTGCAGGGTTTCCATTGGGTGGAACGCCATCGCCGTCATAGTAGAATCCATAATAAGAAGATGCTGGTGTGTCTATCACAGCATTCACTGTTTTGTCTGTGGCAATACTGCCGTCTGCGTTTACGTTGTCTGTTCTTATGTTGCCTCGCTCATCAATTGGAGCCACATAAAATTGTTTGTAGTTGAATCCTGATCGAGGAGCATCTGATTCTGCCTGTTGTACAATAGCAGTGTTAATTTCTTTTTCTTTATTGTAGGTGCTCATATAACTCGCCAGTGATCCTGTAGTTTCTGCATCTCCAAGTATGTCTCTGAATTCTTGTGAATCTACGAGTGTTTTTAATTTTAATCGTAACAGATGCGGCCACCAAGTTGCGGAAAATCCTTCCGCGGCACGATTTACATCCTCTACCACATAAAATCTTTTAAGTGCAATAGGGATATTTTCATCCAATGAAAAATCATCTTTCATATGAGGTAATTCTATCACATCGCCTGACATGGGTTTTCTTCCAATTCTTTCCACAATATCGTTTAGATGCACAGTCATAAAAATTGTATCATTCTGTAGGAACATACCAAACTGTGATAGATTAAAATCCATATCCTGTACGTTATAAATGCCTCGCACCACATAAACATCCGATGAATATTTTCGGTCTCTGTTCTCTAGAAACAATAAATCTTGTATGGTGGTTTCTGATGTGTTGCCTGAATAGTTGGGCTGTGTGGGGGAAGCCGCACCGTCTTTGTTGGTAGCACCTTGATCGTATGGTCCTATGTATTTGTGTAGGAAAATGTCAGTGCCACCCACAGTGAACTGCTCTTTGATGGTACGATCAAAAAACTTGTAATCATTGCCTTTTTCCGGCTTGTAAATGGATAGTCTTGGCATATCACACATATTTATTGATAATGACTATGCGGTAAATATGTGCATGTCAGAGTTACAAACCGGTCAACAAGAGATATACGAGTACGTTAAAACCAGCCTGGGAGATGGCATGGTTGAGGTGGAATTAGACCCAAAACACTACGAAACAGCACTGCAAAGGGCCACTAACAGATATCGTCAAAGATCATCCAATGCTGTGGAAGAGTCTTATGCGTTCCTTGAGTTGAAACAGGATCAAAACAAATACATTCTACCAGACGAAATCATCAACGTGAGAGAGTTGGGCAGAAGGACTGTGGGATCGAGATCAGAGAGCGGACAAGGTGGTACTCTGTTTGAACCTTTTAACCTGGCGTACACCAACACATATATGCTGAGAGCAGGAGCGGCAGGTGGACTAGCAACCTATTATGCTTTTGCAAGTTATCAAGAATTAGTGGGAAAAATGTTTGGATCATTTATTCAATTCCATTACGACAATGCTACAAAAACTTTAACCATCACGCAGAAGCCGAGGATAGACACAGAGATAGTGATCATGCACACAGACAATTATCGACCAGACATCACTCTGTTCAAAGACATCTATTCTAAACCCTGGATCAGAGATTACACTCTAGCAGTGTGTAAAACCATGTTGGGTGAAGCTCGAGGCAAGTTTAATACCATCGCAGGACCACAAGGCGGAACCACACTGAATGGTGATGCTTTAAAATCAGAAGGCCAGGCTGAAATGGAAAAATTAGATCAAGAGATCAACAACTATCAAGAAGGCGGAACTCCTTACAGTTTTGTTATTGGTTAATCTTTTTTATTATCATATAATTCTCCCTCCACACAGAGTAAATAATCACGTAAATTA